CGCTTATGCCGCCACCAAACAAGCCGACGCTGTCGCAGCTAACGATGAGCAGCTGGAAGAACAACCTGAAAAGAACCAAATTTTGAGGAGGAGAATGTGAAGCGTTTTTGGAACTGGATACCACCAGAAACAACCAACCCGGACATCCAAGAGGATGTTCGGGTTTTGCGTATCAACGGGGCTATCGCCGAAGAATCCTGGCTCGACGATGACGTAACACCCGCCATCTTCGCATCTGAACTAAATGCCGGATCAGGACCGGTCACTGTTTGGCTCAACAGTCCCGGTGGCGATGTCGTGGCGGCAGCCAGGATTTACAACATGCTTCTGGACTACCCAGGAACCGTGACAGTCAATATTGATGGCATCGCAGCATCCGCAGCGAGCGTGATCGCCATGGCAGCAAGTCATGTGGCGATGTCGCCGGTGTCGATGTTGATGATCCACAACCCAGCAACGTTGGCGATGGGCGATAAAACCGAACTCTCGCGTGCCCTCGACATGCTTGAGAGTGTCAAGGACTCGATTATCAATGCTTACCAGCTCAAGACTGGGTTGAGCAGGGCGAAGTTGTCGAAGTTGATGGATGCCGAGACCTGGATGGACGCAACTGCAGCCATCGAACTTGGGTTCGCCGACGAGCTGCTGACTGGTAAACGAGCACCAACCCCAGACAAAGAGGACGAAGAATCTGAAGAGCCGGATGAGGACGATTCCGGCGGGGATGACGAGCAAGGCCCTGCCCGTAAGAAGCCGCCGTTGCCGCCCAAAAACAAGGGTGGTGTGGTGTTTTCCAGAAAGGCCGCGGAACAGCGCCTCGTCGCGCAGTTAGCTGGCCAGCGAAAAGATAGTGCTCCGCCTGGCTCACTGCCATCTCCTGATACCCGTTGTTCTTTGCAGCCCGCTGTCTCTTGTGGTCGGCGGGTTGTTGATTTATACGCCCAACTAACTGATCAACCCCACTAAACCCTTAAGAGAGGAACTTTTTATCATGACTACTGTTACTGATCTTTATGCTCGCCGTGCCGAAACCTGGAATAAGGCGAAGGCTTTTCTGGATGAGCGCCGTAACTTTGAGACCGGCTGCCTGAGCGCTGAGGACGATGCGGCTTACGCGAAGATGGAGGCTGAGATCGAGGCGCTTTCTAACGAGATCGCTCGATCCGAGCGGGCCGAACGCACAGAAGCCAACCTCGCGCAGGCGACTCGGGCACCCATCACTGCTACACCCGGCGCCAGCCCTGATGAGGACGGCAAGGCGAGACCGGCTCGCGCCACCGTTTCCTACAAGCGCGCGTTTTGGGATGCGATGCGGCTTAACACCTCCCCCATGGAAGTAAGGAATGCGCTAAGTGAGGGGGTGGATTCTGAGGGCGGATACCTAGTGCCTGACGAGTTCGAACGCACCCTAGTGCAGTCTTTAGCTGACCAAAACATCATGCGAAGCCTCGCCAAGGTTATTCAGACCACTAGCGGGGATCGCAAGATCCCTGTCGTGTCTACCCATGGCACCGCTACCTGGCTGGATGAAGGCAAACCATATAGCGAATCCGATGAAGCCTTCACCCAAATCTCCCTGTCGGCGTTCAAGCTGGGTACCTTCCTCAAAATCAGCGAAGAACTGCTCAACGATGCAGCGTTTAACGTTGAACAATACCTAGCCAGCGAGTTTGCTCGCCGTATTGGAGCTGCTGAAGAAGAAGCCTTCCTGATTGGAGATGGTAAAGGTAAACCCACCGGCATCTTCAACCCAACCGGCGGAGCAGACTTAGGCGTGACCACCAGTAAGCCTACCGGCATTAGCGCTGATGAACTCATCGATCTGCACTATAGTTTGCGCTCCCCCTACCGGGCGCGCGCGGTGTGGCTGATGAACGATGCAACAGTAAAGACCATACGCAAGCTCAAGGACGGTAACGGGCAGTACCTGTGGCAGCCAGCCCTGACTGCTGGGAATCCAGACATGATCCTTGGCCGACCCGTCTACACCAGTGTTTTTGTGCCTGAGCTTAAAGCGGGGGCGCGCACAGTAGCGTTCGGTGACCTCGGTTTTTATTGGATTGCTGACCGGCAAGGCCGCTCCTTCAAACGCCTAAACGAGCTATTTGCAACCACCGGGCAGATCGGGTTCCTCGCCTCCCAACGCCTAGACGGCAAGCTAGTCTTGCCCGAAGCGATCAAGGTTCTTACCCAAAAGACCGCCGGGTAAACCAGAAAAATAGTTAGGAGGTGGCAGCCATGAAAACAGACGAACTCATGGCCTTAGTCAAGCAAAATCTGCTGGTTGAACATAGCGAGGATGATTCTTTGATTGCCTCGTTTGTTTTGGCTGCCATCTCCTACGCTACCGCTTACCAACATCTGCCCGAGGGCTACTACCAAACGGAGCCCATGTCGCAGGCAACCCGGCAAGGCATTATCATGCTCGCCACCCATTTCTACGAATCCAGAGATGGAGCAACCGCCGGGTTTTGGGCAGACAAAACCGATGCTGCCCGCGCCGTGTGGAACGCAGTTAACACCCTGCTTCGCCTGGATCGGGACTGGAAAATCTAAAGAAAGGCACGCTCTATGGCAACGCTAGGCAAAATGAGCGAGCACATCGACCTGATACAGCCAGTGGTTAGCAAAGACGCTGCCGGGTTCGCCACTACTGGTGACGAGATTATTGCTTCGGTGCGCGCATATATAGAAGTGCGGCACGCAAGTGGTGCGTGGGTCAACCGCGCCGCCTACACTAAAGCAGACCTGTTATTTAGGATCCGAGCAATACCGGGCATAAAAATAACCGAGGCGATGGAAATCAGCTCCGCACGTGGCAGGTACGTTATTGATGCGGTCGAATACCTCGGCCGCTATGTCGAGATCTTGGCTCACCGCACCGAACCAGAAGGAGCACTCTGATGGCTCGCGTACAAATAAAGCTTCCCAACGATTTCATTGACGCACTCGACTCAGCCAGCAGCCTCATTGATAACTCCGCTGAGCAAGTGCTTAAAGCCGGGGCTAATATTGTGGAGCCGCGTATGCGCTCTAATCTTTGTGCAGCAATCGGTTCGAATACAAAACAGCCCTCCCGCTCTACCGGTCAGCTCGCCAAAGCGTTAGGAACCGCGCCAGTAAAAGTCAATAGCCGCGGAGACTACAACGTCAAAGTTGGTTTCGCCGAGAACCGAGACGATGGTAGAGCTAACGCACTAATCGCTAACGTTCTTGAACACGGGCGCTCCAACCAGCCCGCTAGACCCTTCCTAGCCCCTACGCGTTCACAAACCAGGCGAGCCGCAATCACCGCAATGAAACAAACCCTAGCCGCGCGAATCCAGCAGGTGAAACCATGAGCGGGCTTTTAGAAAACATAAGCCACATCGCTAAACAACTTGGGCTCGCCTATGCAGTCAGCTGCTACACCGATTCCCCAGCCCCAGACACGTATCTAGTATTCACCCCGTTAACAGATTCTTTCGAGATCTTCGCCGACAACACCCCAGGCGTCGAAATAGAAGAAGCTCGAATCAGCCTGTTCACGAAAACCAACTACTTAGCTCTAAGAGACCAGATCACGAAAGCTCTAATTAGCGCTCGCCTGGTTATTACAGGCAGGCGCTATATCGGATACGAGGACGATACCGGCTACCACCACTATTCAATCGACATCGCGAATTATTCACCGACTACTTTCTAGGAGTTGTTGCTTTCCTCCCAGACTCCATAATTTTGTCCCTCATCATTGACCCAGCGCGCTCTACCATTGGCGGAGGTACCTAACACTATGGCCGCTGCTGCAGAAGGAGAAGCAAAAGCAATATCCCGGGTAACCACGCCCCGCTTATTTTCTAGACGGATTGAACCGTCACTAACTAGCTTTTGGTGACGACTAGCTATAGTCGCATACGAGTTAACCGTTGCCTGACTTCTGGCTTTACTGGTTTCCCAATTCGCAACCACTATTAATCCCTTGAGGAGGAAAAACTCGCCATCAATCAGCTGCATCGAGGCGTCTATCTGATCTTTTTGTCTGCGCAGATGGAAAACAGGCGAAGAAACTATCTGAGCGGTAGCTGCTTGCACAGTATTTTCTAGGGAACGCAAAACATTGACTCCCAGGATCGGCAAAATCAGCTTCACATTATCTAAGAACGACTCGGCTGATGCTCGTTGCGCTTCAGAAAGCTTCCTAACCCGAGGAGTTTGTCTGTTATCAGGCATAGAACAACGCTCAGCATTCTTAGCGATTTCAACCAGACGGGCTTCTAAATAACCCCAATGCCCCTCGTTAAAAGACCGCTGCAAGCTAGCAATAATAACAACCTTTTCCCACTGCGGCTTCTTTTTGTCATGATCACGCAGGCGCTCTACAAAGTCTTCTGTCTTGCCTATATAGCACCAAGTGTTCTCAATAGCTTCAGGGTCATTACCAAGAAGAATATACACACCATTACAAGCGATTGAGCTGAATGACCCCGTGTTTGCATGGGGTTTTTGAGACGTTTGAGTTTGTTTGAACCTCGT